GACGTGGTAACGTACAACGGCATACCGTATTCGTGCCGCCAGTCGCACACGAGTTTGCCGGGCTGGGAGCCGCCGACCGTGCTGGCGCTATGGCTACCGCTCTCCCCGTAGTGGCATACGGGGGCTAACGAATAGGAGGGACGATGGCTGACGTGAGACCGATTGGCGCCGTGCGCGGCGCAGACAAGTGCATCGAGGTGGACTGGACGCTGGACACAGTCGCGTATGCCAGTGGTGACCTGATGGCGTTGCCCGTGAAGTTGGAAGGCGCCGCGTTCGTGGGGCCCCAAAGTGGCATCACGACGCTGATGAGCGTGGTGCTGATCGACACCGACGCGCAAGGCCAGAACGTGACGGTAGTGTTTGCTGACCGCGAGCCTACAGACTTGGGCGCGCTGAATGCCGCCCCGACGCTCTCGGACAGCTTCGCCGCTGACGCGCGCGGCTTCGTGCAGGTGACGACGTGGGAGGACTGCGGCGTGTGGAGCGTCGGCTGCGAGGACGGCCTGGGCCTGACGATGCAAGCAGACGCCAATGGCGACCTGTGGGCGTGGCTGCTCTCCAAGGGCACCGGCACGTATGCCAGCGGCAAGCTGCATGGCGTGCTCACGTTCATCCGGAGCTAACCGCATGATGAGCGACGACGTGACGCCGGATGGCGAGCGGGTAGAGCGGCGGGTGGCGTGCGAGGTGTACAGCCGCATCGTCGGTTACATCACGCCGGTGGGCCAGTGGAACCGCGGCAAACAGCGCGAGTTCGCCGACCGCAAGGTGTACCGCGTGGAGGATGATGAGCAAGCCTGACGACCTGCACTTCGATGCGATTGTGGCGCGCGTCCAAACGCTCGCCGACAACGGCATCCGCGTGACGCTGGACTTGCCTGAGCAAGCGGTGGTGGAGGCCGCGCAACTGATGGAGCTTAAGCGCATCGGCGCAGCGCTACGGGTGACAGTGGAGCCGGGGAAGCAGGAACGGGAGTGGTGATGCTTCAGTGCGTCACCATAAAAAAGGGGCAATGAGCGAGCGACGGTATTCAGCGGCACAGATGGCAGAGGCAGTCACCAAGGCACGCGGGTTCATCACTGACGCAGCCAAGGAACTGGGCTGTTCGCGTGCCACAGTTCAGCGCTACGTCAACGACTTTGCCACGGTGAAGGAAGCGCTGGTGGATGCGCGTGAGAAGCGCCACGACTACGTAGAGAACAAGTTGATGGCAGCTATCGGTGACGGCAACATCACAGCGATCATCTTCTACCTGAAGACGCAGTGCAAGGACCGCGGATACATCGAGCGCACGGAGCACACCGGCGAATCCGGTGGGGCGATCCGCATCGAGTACGTCAACGACTGGCGGGCGCGTGCCGACGATTCAGCTACCTAGCCCGCACGCAGGGCAGCGGACGGTGCGGCGGCAAGCCAAGCGGTTTAATGTCCTATCGGCGGGCCGCAGATGGAGAAAGACGACGCTGATGGTGAGTGTGGCGGTAGAGGCGGCGGTGAAGGGCGCGGCGGTGCTATGGGGCGCGCCGACGTTCGACCAGGTGCGCATCGGCTGGAATGAGACACGCCATGCCGCTGGGGACGTGGCGCAGTTCCACCAAAGCACGATGACGGCGACGTTCCCCACTGGGGGCACGATCACCTTCCGCAGCCTGGATGACCCGGACAACGCGCGCGGGCATACTGCCGACGGCGTGATCATTGACGAGGCCGGCGACGTGGTAGAGCGGGCGTGGTATGAGGTGATGCGCCCTATGCTGATAGACACCAACGGCTGGGCGTGGCTGATCGGCACGCCAAAAGGCCGCAACTGGTTCTGGCGTGAGTGGGGCGCAGCGGCCTCGCGGGAGGATGCGTCGCATTGGCAGATCCCCACCGTGGGCTGCAGCATCGACAACGGCGTGCTGACGCGCAAGCCGCACCCGCTAGAGAACCCGGACATACCGTGGAGCGAGATCGAGCAGATATACGCCACGACGCCCGGCGATACGTTCCGACAAGAGATCATGGCCGAGTTCCTGGAGAACGAGGGCGCCGTGTTCCGCAACATCCGCGCGTGCTTGCACTCGGACGCTGACGCGCCGGGGATCCACAAGGCGCATCGGGTGGTGGCAGGACTTGACCTTGCGAAGCAGGCCGACTTCACGGCGCTTTCTATCGTTTGCGCGGACTGCCGAAAGGAACTCTATCTCGATAGGTTCAACCGGATTGACTACATCTACCAGATGGAGCGCATCAAAGCAACCTGTCAGAAGTGGGGTGTGTCATATCTTCTGGTAGATGAAACTGGAGTTGGCTCTCCGATAGTAGAGCAACTGCAGCGCGATTTAGGTGGATGAGTTCGTCAATGGAGATCAGATGAGCGTGGGCCATTGCGTGATGATTGGGACAGAGAACGATCAAGTTGGTAAGGTCGTTCGTTCCTCCGTTGCTTCGCAACTGGATGTGATGTACAGCGACGATAACGTCAAATCCGCAGACCATGCAACGTTTCCCGAATCTAGAGAATGCCAACGATCTTGCGGTGACGTTATTGCTACTGCCTTTGTAGTTAGGGTTCCTGTACCCGGCAACGGAAGGGGAATTGGTGGAGTCTCTTGGCTCTCCAAAGCGAGCAATGCCGAAACATGCGCGGGAGCAATACTTGGACTTCTCTGCGCGATATGGCTTTACATAGAACGTCTTGCCGCAAGTCGCACACACGATGGGAATACCTCGGTTCTCACGGAGTTCCGGGTGCATTTTGAGCGCTTCGGATTGCGCCTTGTTGGAGCAGTCGCGCGAGCAAAAGACGTGGTTGCGCACTTCGGACGCTTTGCGGCGCACAGGTTTCCCGCAGTATTCGCAGATGTAGGTGGCTTCTTTCTTGCCGAACTCCTCTGGATGGGCAACACGGTAGGCAAGATAGCAGGCTCTATTACAGAAACGAGTCGCATCTCGATTGTTGATCGGCTTCCCGCACTGGGCGCAGTTCATACCGCCTCCTATGGCATAGCGTCTGACTGGGGAAAGTATAACACAATATGACGGGAATACAAGTACAGGGCTTTGTGTTCACCGCCACGAGCAAGCCGCCACTGATCGAGAGCTTGGCACTGGCGTTTGAGCGCGAGGAAGTCAAATGGCTGGCCGACGACGTGGCGACGCTAGAGCTGGAAGCGTACGAGCGCAAGGTCAGCGCCACGACGGGGCGCAGCGCCTACAGCGCACCGGAGGGCTTGCACGATGACACGGTGATGGCGCGCGCGCTGGCGAATCAGGCGCGGCTTACGGGCGCGCGGCGGGTCTACGTCTACTGAGGTGCGAATGGACCTATCGACAGTGTATGCGCAGTATCTGGCCGATGAGGAGCGCACGCGCCAGCGGAACATCGTCTTGGCGCGCAACTACTACGCCGGGGAGCACGCCGTCAAGCTCACCGACCGCCAGAAGGAGTTCCTGGGCCATCAGCTAGCCAAGGAGCGCTTCGCTCTCAACTACTGCGCGACCGTGGTCGATGCCGTGGTCGAGCGCATGATCGTGGCGGGCTTTCGCTCCGGTGACGACGCCGTGGCGGAGTGGGTCTGGGATGCGTGGAAGGCCGCGCGGATGGACGGCAAGCAGCAAGAGGTGCATCACGGCGCGATCAATGAGTCGGAATACTTCGTGCTGGTGGACTGGCCCGAAGGCGCGCCATTCCCGCGCTTCTACCCGCACCCGCGCTATACCGACCCCGAGGAGGGCGGTTCGGGCTTCGGCTGCAAAGCGCACTACACCAACGACGACACCAACCAAGAGCTTGAGGCGGTCAGCAAGCGCTGGACGGAGAGCTACCAGGACGACAACAAGCGCACGCGCCAGCGCACGCGCATGAACGTGTACTACCCTGACCGCATCGAGCGGCTAGAGCGCACGACCAGCGGCGCGTACAAGGACGCCGGCTGGAGCAAGTTCAGCGCCGACGGGCTGCCCGACATCATCCCCTGGCTGGGGCGCGACGGTGCGCCCTTGGGCATCCCCATCGCGCACTTTCGCAAACCGGGACGCCTGGAGCTATGGGACGCCATCCCGCTGCAGGATCTGGTCAACAAGACCGCCATCGACGTGATCGCGGCGGTCGATGCGGCGGGCTTCCCCATCCGCATCTTCTACGGCGGGATGATGACATCGGACGGCAAGGCGCCGCAGGCTGACGGCTCCAACTACGTTAGCATCTTCCCCGGCTGCTGGATCAACGTGGACAAGACCGACGCCAAGATCGAGTTCAAGCCCGGCGAGGATCCCGGCCCGCTACTGGAGACGCTGGACTCGTACATCGTCAAGCTGGCGCAGGTGACGGACACGCCGATCAGCCGCTTCCAGATGACGCGCCAGGTGGCCGCCGAAGGCACGCTCAAGCAGCAGGAGGGCCCGCTGCTGGCGAAGGTCAGAGCGTACCAGACGCAGATCGGCAACGGCTGGGAAGACCTGCTCCACGCGGCGATCCGTATGGGCAGCGCGCGCGGGCTGTCGCTGGATGCTGACGCCGACCTGGAGACGGAGTGGGAGCCGGCTGAGACGCGCGACGATTTGGCCGAGATGGAGAAGCTGCGCATCAAGGCCGAGCTGGGCGTGCCGCAGGAGCAGTTGTGGGCCGAGATGGGCTACGACGCTGACGAGATCGCGCGGATGCGCGTGATGAAGGCCGCCGACATGGAGGCGCAAAGCAACCTCGGCGGCGCGCTATTGGAGCAATTCGAGCGGGGAGTATAGCCGATGCCATCGTCTGCCGTGTACGAAGCCGCCACGCGCTACCGGGCCGCATTGCTGGCCCGCGAGCGGCGCGCTGCCACGGCGCTGGTGCGCTACTACGGCGAGGCGTGGGCGCGGCTGCAGTCGGACATCGTGGCGCTGACCAAGCAGGTCGAGGGCTTGCGGGCCGAAGGGCTGGCAGAGGAGGCGCTACGCGGGCGCATCATGCGCCTGGAGCGTATGCAAGCTATCCAGAGCCAGGTCGAGGCAGAGTTGCGTCAGTATGCGGCGCTGGCTGACCAGGCCGTACAGGACGGCAAGCGCTGGGCCGTCGCCGCCGCAGAGCGCGAGGCGTATGAGCTGGTGCAACTGAGCTACCCGCGCGGCACGGTTGCGGCGACGTTCTACCGCATGCCCCGCGAGGCCGCCGAATCGCTGATCGGGACGCTGCAGGACGGTACGCCGCTGCGCAAGCTGATCGAGCAGTACGTGGGCGACGCCGCGCAAGCGCTGATCCGAGCGCATGGTGACGGGGCTGGTGGCGGGCTGGAATCCGCGCAAGCTGGCGCGGGAGTTGCGCAAGGACTTCGGCATGGGGCTGACCGATAGCCTACGGCTGGCACGCACCGAGCAGCTACGCGCCTACCGCACCGCGACGCTGGAAAGCTACAAGGCCAATGGCGACATCGTGAAGGGCTGGCGGCGGCTGGCAGCGAAGGACTCGCGGACGTGCGCTGCGTGCCTGTTCTTGGACGGCAAGGAGTACTCGACGCAGGAGGAGATGGACGACCATCCCAACGGGCGCTGCGCATTGGTGCCGATCACCAAGACCTACGCGGAGATGGGCATTGACGCGCCCGAGCCGCAGTACCAGCCCGAGTCGGGCCGCGAGTGGTTCGAGCGCCAGGACGAGGCGACGCAGCGCAAGATCCTTGGCACCGGGCGTTACGACGCCTGGAAGGCGGGCGCGTTCGAGCTTGAGGACATCCCGCACAAGACGCACGATCCGGTGTGGGGCGACAGCTGGACGCCGCGCCCGCTGTGGGATCTGCTGGGCGCTGAGCCGCCGGTGAGGACGCAATGACCGNNAGTTGATGCGCGTGATCCGCCGGGCGCTGCTGATGATCGTGCGCTTCATCGAGAAGGAGTGGCCGGACGTTCTAACGTAGCACCGACAAGCGCATAGGGCCGCACTGACCATTGTCAGTCCCGCCCACATTCGGGGAGTACCGACGCAGAGCACCGCGTCCGCACTCTCCGGGTGTGGGCGGTTTTTGTTATACGGGGCGCGATGCCCCACCACACAAGGAGATAGCCGAGATGGCAGACGAAGCACAGGTCGTACAGGGCGAGATGCCCGCAAACACACCAGCGCCCGAGATGGGCGATGGTGCCGTGCCGGACGCCGCAGCGCTCAAGGCCGAGCTGGAGAGCGCGCGCAAGGCGCTTGCCGCCGCCAACCGGGAAGCCGCCGACCGCCGCAAGAAGCTGGACGCCTACGAGCAAGCGGAGGCCGCACGCAAGGAAGCTGAGATGAGCGAGGTAGAGAAGGCCGTCAAGCGCGCCAACGATCTACAGGCGCAGCTGGAGGCCGAACGCCAGGCGCGCCGCGATGGTGCGCTCAAGGCCGCCGTGACCGTCGCCGCAACGCGCGCCGGATTCCACAACGCTGAGGATGCGTGGGCGTTCCTCCCCGCCGGGGCCGTGTCACTGGATGAAGGCGACCAGGCCGTAGGTGTGGATGATGCGCTCAAGGAACTGGTCAAGGCGCGGCCCTACCTCGTCAAACAGGCCGGTCCCGCACCCGCAACCCCGAGCGGTACGCCGGATGGCGCCGCCAAGGGCACTGGGAAGCGGGGCATCGACCCCAACGTTGCCGCCAAGTACGGCATCAAGCTACCCAATCTGGGAGGTAACTAATGGCAGACATCACGAATGCAGCGTCGAGTGTTCGACCGCTGCCGGGATATTTCGCCCGCCGGTTCGATGCGGGCGGCTCCATCTACGCCGGGCAGCCGGTGTATATCGCCGCAGATGGCGATATCGAAGCTGCCGACGCTGGGGGCACGCTCACGGGCCAGGCTATCGGTATGGCGGTTGCGGACAACGACTGGGGCACCCTCTTCGTCGCTGGCGACCGCGTGGATGTGGTGATGTTCGGTGCCGTGACGGGCTTTGCCTCGCTCACGCCCGGACTCAAGCTCTTCGTGTCCGCTACCGCTGGCGGGCTGACGCAGGACGTGCCGGCTGTCGGGTCGCTGGTCTGCGACTTCGGCATCGCGCTCGACGCAAGCACGATCATGGTCAACCCCGTCCGCACCGCGAACGAAGACCCGTACACCGTTAAGGCCAGCTAGGAGGGAATGACATGGCGCTAATTGGTTTTCACAGCCTGATGGACGCCGCCCTCCCGACCCTCTGGGATGAAGACTATCTCAAGAAGATCGAGCTGGAGGACGGTACTACGTTTGACGTGATCGCCCGCGAGGCGCAGTCCGCACTGGCTGCGCTGAATGCGGAAATCCTGACCATGCCTGGCTACAGCCAGCTGTTCAGCGTTCAGGATGACCCGGAGGTTGAGTACCGCGTGGGTGTGGGGAACGCCTTCGAGGTCGCCACCGAGTACAGCGCACCGGACCCGACGCGGGGCAAGACGACCGGGCACATGCTGCCGATCAAGCCCTACGACATGGCGCTGGGCTGGACGATGATGAGCCTGCGCAAGGCGCGCCGCGCCAAGCTGGAGGCCGACATCGCGCAGATGGTGGTCGCCGGGCGCGCGCTCTATCAGAAGGCGCTCCTGACGCGCTTCTTCACCTCGACCGCCAACAGCGTCGGCTCCACGTCTTCGGACGTGCCCTTCGCTGACGGGGGTTCGGCTGACGCCAACTACGTGCCGCCCGAATCGCCGGGTGGCGAGACGTTCCTGTATACGCACGAGCACTTCCTGGACACCACGGACACCGGTATCTCCAGCAACTCGCTGGACAACACGGCGCTGTCCGTGGCCGTGGAGCACCTGGAGGAGCACGGCTACCAGGGCGAGTACATGGCCATCGTCAGCCGCGCCGACATCGGCTCGTGGGCTGCGGTGGATGGCTTCAAGCCCCCGACGTGGCGGGGCGTCAACTACCAGCAGTCCGCAGTCGAGCGTGCGCAGTTTGGCGACATCAGCCAGTACTTCGGCGCTGTCGAGACCGACTACGGGATGGTCAACCTCTGGGCAACGCCGCGCGTGCCGACGATGAACTATGGCGTCGTGCCGCTGGGTCTGTCCGAGCTTGAGCGCCCGCTGCGCATGCGCATCGCACCGCGCATCGGCTTTGGCATCAACCTGGTGCCCGGCAACTGGATCAACGCGCCCGCCCTGATGGTGGTCGCCTACGCCGAGTTTGGTGTTGGCGTGGGCAACCGCGTCGGTGGCGTGTGCGTCGATCACGGCGCCTCGACCTGGGCCGCTCCGACGATCAGCTAGTTAGGTGACGGGGGCGGGCGGGAAGGAGGTGATCCTATCACGCCGGAGAGCCCGCCCCACCACCAACGGGAGGAGATATGAAGATACGAGGGCAACACGGACCAATCGAGGTCAACGGGAACATCACCATCGACCAGCCCGTCGGCGCGCAGCACATCGGCCTGCCGTCGGTCATCAGCAAGGACATCACCTACGGGGCCGCGACCGGCGCGTCGGGCACCGTCTGCACGATCCCCGCCGGGCAGGTGTGGCTCATTCACTCGGTCCTGGTCAACGTCACGACCAGCTTCGACTGCACCGGCGACGACGCCACGCTGACGGTGGGTGACGGCAACGACCCTGATGGGTTCATCGTTCTAGCAGATGCCGAGCTGCAGGCAGCAGATACGGAGGGTACTGGGTTTGCTGCCGGGTGGCAAGGCATGAGCGCCGCAACGCTGGGCGCCTACCTGGACCTGAATCACAACTGCTTTGTCTACGCTCCCACGTCCGACGAGACCATCGACTACGTGGTGAGCGAGACCAGCGGCGACACACTGACCGCCGGCGCTGCGACGATCTACGTGTGGTACACGCGCATCAAGTGACCGCACGCGAAAGGAGTGACGGTATGGCGGGACAGCAGAACGAGGGCGCGGCGATTGCGGCTTTCCTCCTTTCACGCAATCACCCGCCCACCTATGAGGAGGGACCATGCCGCAAATCGTAACGACATTGCCGGCAATCTTCAAAGAGGTTGCGCTGACGAGCGACACCGCCGCATACACGGCGGGCGACGTACTCAACGCCACTCAGGAGATCACCGGCGTCTGTAAGGCGGGGCATCCGGCAATACTCTGGTCGCTGGCGCTGCTCGACAAGGACGACCAGGGCGCCGCAATGGACATCTACTTCCTGCGCACCAACGCCAGCATCGGCACCGAAAACGCAGCCGCAGCCATCACTGACGCCGTGGCCGACGAAATCCTGACCATCGTGCCCATTGAGGCAACGGACTACACCGACCTTGGATCGAGCCAGTTCGTCGTCAAGAACGCCAGCGATTCGGGGATGGGCGTGATCCTGTTCCCCGATGGCGGGGAGTCCGTGTTCGTGGCTACCGAGACCGGGGGCACACCCACGTATACCGCCAGCGGCTTGACGCTCAAGCTGGGGTTCATGCCGGTCTAAGGAGGGGCTATGGCGTTCACCTACGTCGGCACGCTCACCACGGACCTGGACCGCGTGCGCTTTCACCTGGGCGACACGGCCTACGAGGCCGGGCCGCGCCCGGCTGATGCCAACTTCACCGACGCCGAGCTTAACGGGCTGATTGCCCTGGAGGGCAACTGGCAGCGCGCCGTCGCAGCGGGCTTCGAGCGCCTGGCGGCTGAGTGGACGCGCTACCCCAACTTCTCGACCGACGGCCTGCGGGTAGACCGCTCCGACATCGCCGCCGGATTCAAGGCGCAAGCCGCGCAATGGCGCAAGGACTACCCGCGCCCGGTGGGGATCTCAGTCGCCGGGCAGATCACCCGCGACGCCTACTCGGATGATGTCACGTCGGACAGCGTGGATGCGTCCGGCGACTACGCGGGCCACGAGTTTGAGTACGCGCGCCCGGCTTAACCAACTCTTGAAAGGAGACTGGTCATGAGACTGATGTTCACCGGGGCCGCACCCTGGGCCAATAGCGGCTACTCCAAGCCGCTACGCTACCTATTCCCGCGCCTGGCGGCTGCCGGGCACGAGATCGCGCTATGCGCCTTCTACGGATGGGACGGCACGACCACCGAGACGGATGTGGGCGGCGCGCGCGTGCGCATCTACCCCACCGCCCGCGACGGCTACTTCAACGACATCATCGAGTACCACGCCGCAAGCTGGCAGGCGCAGACCGTGATTACGCTGCAGGACGTGTGGATTCTCAAGGATTGGGGCAAGAAGCCCTTCAAGTGGTGCCCCTGGCTGCCCATCGACACGCACCCGGTCAGCCAGCCGATCCTCAAGGCCATCGAAGGCTGCCACACGCCGCTGGTGTGGGTGGACTGGGCCAAGCGCGAGCTACAGCAGGCCGGGTGGATGCAGACGCGCACGATCCCCTTCGGCGTGGACCTGGCGCTGCACCAGCCGACCGACCGCGACGCCGCACGTGCTGCCGTCGGACTACCGGACGACGGGCGTTTCATCGCCGGGATGGTTGCGGCCAACTCCAGCTACCCGTCACGCAAGAGCTTCCCCGAGGTGCTGCTGGCGTGGGTTGACTTCCTCAATCGCGGCAATGAGGGGTTGCTCTACCTGCACACGACCATCACGCCGAAGGGCAGAGCGGGCATCGACCTCGCCGGCATCCTGCAACTGCTCAACCTGCCGTGGAGCACGCTGGACGACCCCGACCCGGCGCGTAAGGCGGCTGCGGTGGTAATGCTGCCGGGCCAGCACGAGATGTGGGCGGGGACGGTCAGCGACCGCAAACTGGCGAGCATCTACAACGCGCTCGACCTGTACCTGGCGCCGTCGATGGCCGAGGGCTTCGGCATCCCGATTCTGGAGGCGCAAGCCTGCGGCGTGCCGGTGGTCACACTCAACAACACGTCGATGCACGAGCTTACCTGGAATGGCATTGCCCTGGAGCCGCTGCAACTGACCTGGGATCAGGAAGGCGGCTGGCGTGGCGTGGCCCCCGTCGAGGGGATCGCCGACGCCATCGAGAGCGCCGCCCACGGCGGGTTCACGCGCCGCGTACCCGAGGAAGTGGCGTCTTTCGACTGGGACGTGGTGGTGGAGCGCGATTGGCTACCGTTCTTGGCTGACCTGGAGGCTGAGGGATGACGCTCAAGCCCTACATGCCCCAGAACGAAATCGCCGTGATCGACCTGCTCGTGCACGCGCTGCGCCCCAAGCGGGTGCTGGAATACGGCGCGGGCGGCTCGACCGTGCGCTGGTCGCGGTCGCGCCACGTCGAGGAGTGGATCAGCGTCGAGCACAACGCGGAGTGGTATCGCAAGGTGGGGATGGAGGCCGGGGATCGCGTCAAGCTGCTGACCGGGAGCGCCACGGACGCCGCTGATTACGTCGATGCGCCCGGCATCCACGGATACTTCGACCTGATCCTGGTGGACGGCCTCTGGCGCGTCGAGTGCGTGCGTGAGAGCGTCAAGCGCCTGCAGCCGTGGGGCGTGGTGCTATTGCACGACGCTGGGCGCCACGACTACGACGCCGCGTGGGACGTGTACCCCGGCACGGCGCTCTTGACCAAGGGCACCGAAGCCGCCAACGGGCTATTGGCCCTGTGGGGGAACGCATGGGATCGCTAGGCGTCGGGGTCATCAGCTTCAACCGCCCCGGCTACCTGCGTCGCGTGCTGGCTTCGCTTGAGGCGCAGACGCAAGTGGACGACGCCGAGTACTGGCTGTTTCAGGACGGCGCGGTCAACCGCTTTTCCGGTGTGCCCCACGGTAAGCAGGAGGACGTGGAGGCGTGTCGGGCGCTCTTCGACCGCGCGCGCTTGCCCAACAAGCACGTCACGCACTGGCCCGACAACGTGGGCGTCGCCATCAACAGCCTGGAGGCGCTCGACACGCTCTCGGACAACTACGCGCGCGTGATCCTGCTCGAGGGCGACGCGGTGCTCAGTCCGCACTGGCTGCGGCTGGCGGGGCTACTCTTTGACGACCTGGCGGCACGCCCGAACGTGTTCAGCGTCAGCCCCAACTTCCGCAGCGAGGGGCCGGACGCCGACGCCGTGCGCATCGGCAGGCGCCACATGTGGGCGGAGTGCTTCCTGGCCGAGCGCTGGCACGCCATCCGGCCCTACTACATCGAGGACTACTGGCCGCACGTTTGCGACCGCGACTACTTTCGCCGCGACACGGGCGCCATCAACGCGACCTACGCCACGCGCGGCGTGACCGGCGGGCCGGGCGGCCTGGCCTGGTCGCAGGACGGCGGGCGCCAATTGGCGATGATGCGCGCCGGGATGCAGCGGTCATTCCTGGAGGTCAACCGGGCCATTAGCATCGGGCGCGAGGGTATCCACTTCACCCCGGCGCTCTTCCACGAGCAGGGCTTCGACTTTCCCGGCCCATTCATCCACGAGGCCGACGCGACGCGGGGAGGCTTCACATGGCCCGCGTGAGTGTGCTGATGAGCTGCTACGGGACTGGGCGCTGGCTGTGGGAGGCGCTGGACAGCTTGCCCTGGGATATGCCGGGGCTGGAGGTGTGGGTGACGGCGAACGGCGACGCGCCGCAGGACGTGGCGGCGGTGGCATTGGCCGAGCGCACGCGCCCGATTCGCGCCATCTATCGCGACGTGACGCTGCCGCTCTCCGGGTCGCTCAACGTGATGCTGGCCCGCGCCGCTGGCGACTACGTGATGCGCCTGGACTGCGACGACAAGCTGCCCGAGGGAGCGCTGGAGGCAATGCTGGCGGCTGCCGACGCCGCGCCCAAACCATGCTTCGTCTATGGCGGCTTTGAGGACTTCGGCGAGCGTGAGCGTGTGGTGATGCCCAAGCCGCTGACGGTCAAGATACCGCGGGACCATTGTCCCGGCGCTGACAACATCCTGATCGCTACGGCGCTGGCGCGTGAGATCGGCGGGTGGGAGGAGATCGGCTACGAGGACTGGCACTTCTATGCCAAGTTGGCGCGCCATCCCCACGCCCATGCGGTAATGCTGCCGCGCCCGGTGCTCTTGCATCGCGTGCGGCCCAACAGCCGCTATGCGCAGATGGTTGGCGACAACGATGCGCACATCGCGGCCATTCGGGAGGCGCTGCAATGAGAATCGCGCTGATGAGTGATGCGGTCTGGCCCACGCCGTTAGAGGGCGGGCACGGCCTCGGACGCGCAGTCTACAACCTGGGCCGCGAGTTGGTCAAGCGCGGGCACGCCGTCACGCTCTTGGGCTGCGAGGGCAGCGCGCTCGATGGGGCGCGGGTCTGGACGGTGCCGACGGGTGGCGGGTTCGGGCACGAGCCCGCAATGGCGCGCATGGTCTGCGACCACGAGGCCGAGTTCGATGCCTTCATCGACACCAGCCACACGCACGCGCTGGCGAATACCCACGGGCGCACGTTGCCGGGGTTGGCGTGGTTTGAAGATTCCTCCAGCGCCGCGGCGCCCTGCGGGGTGTTTGTGAGCGCATGGACACGTGCGCAGGTGGGGATCGCCGGCGAGATTGTCTACAACGCCATCGTGCCCGACGAGTACCCGCTCTACACGGGGCCGCGCGAGGGCCTGCTGTGGATGGCGCTGAACGTGCCCTACAAGGGTCAGTCCACCGCGCGGGTGGCAGCGCAGCTTGCCGGGATGCCGTTGTCGGTCTACGGCACCGGCACCACCAACGGACCGTTGCGGGGTGACGCCAAGATCGCGGCGCTACAGCGCGCGGCCTGCTATCTGTTCACCTCCAGCGCTGACGCCGGGCCGCAGACGCCGTTGGAGGCGATGGCCTGCGGCACGCCGGTCCTGGCGCTCAATCGCGGCGGGTCGCCGGAGTACGTGCGCGATGGCGTCAACGGCTTCATCTGCGAGGACGCGCACGCGCTGGCAAACGCGGCCATCGCGCATGCCGGGAAGCTCAACGCGACCGCGATCCGGCAGTCGGTGATTGACGGCGGGTTCACCGTGGAGCGCCAAGCCGATGAGATGCTGGCGCTATTGGCGCGGGTGATCGGAGGCGAGCGATGGTGATGACGCTCTCGACGCAGGAATTGGCGCAATTGCGCGCGGAGGCCGAAGGCTACCTGCCTGACACTTGCACGCTGCAGACCGTCACGCGCACGCGCGACACGATGGGCGGCTGGACGGAAAGCTACAGCAACACCTACACGGCGATTCCCTGCCGCATCTGGCAACAGACCGGCGGGGAGCGCGACGTCGCCGGGCGCATGAGCGAGATCACGCGCTGGGTGCTCAATGTGGCCCACGACCAAGCGCTTGACGCGACGATGCGCGTGGTGCATGGGGGCAACACCTACCAGGTGAACGATGTCAATGACGATGGCAGCGAGCGCCTGCAGCGCCGCGCCTGGCTGACGAGGATCGAGTAATGGCCGTCCACGTCACGCTGGACGACGCCAAGCTCAAGCAGCTCATCACGCATACGGGCGCGGAAGTGCAACGCTACGTTGCGGACGGTGTGGACTACGGCATCTGGCAAGAAACCGGCACAGAGCGCCAGGGGTACGCGCAACCGTTCATGCGCCCGGCAGTCGAGGCGGTCAGACCGGGGTGGGAGCGCGCATTCGAGAACAAGCTCACCGACGACCAGACCGAGGCCGTCGTGGAGAAGGTGGCCCGCGACATCGAGGGTCTGGCGAAGGATTACGCGCCCGTCGATACCGGCGCGCTGCGCAATAGCATCCACGTCTCGAAGGACATGCCCGGTGGCGGCGGGCTGTTCTTTGTGGCGGAGCTGGTGACGTTCTGAAGGAGGCGCGATGCAAGCACTAGAAACGGCTCTCTACAGCCTGCTCTCGACCAACACGGCGCTGACTACGGCGCTGGGCGGGACGGCGATCTACAACAGCGTCGTGCCGCCGGGCACCGCGCGGCCCTACATCGTCTTCTTTCACGCGGGCGGCGGGCGCGAGAACGTTTTCAAGGACTCGCTTATGGAGAACCAGGTCTACATGGTCAAGGCCGTTGCCGATGCGCTTTCGACGGCGGCGGCGCTGGACGGATCGCTGGACACGGCGCTCCACCGCTGCGAGGGCAGCTTGAGCGTCACGGATCACACGACGCTCTGGATTGCACGGGAGAACGAGGCGCACGTTGTCGAGGCGGCGGCGAACGGCGACCGAATCTTCCACGTTGGCGCGTACTACCGATTTCGGTTGGATGTAAATGAAACCTAGGAGGGACACAAATGGCAAGTGATACCGGGGCAACCGGGCGAGCATTTTACCTGCAGTGGAACGCCACAGTACTGGATACCAACTACCGCACGTTCAACACGTCGGACACGCTGGACCTGATCGACCAGACTGCGGGCGACGACACGCGCAAGACATACTTGAGCGGGCTGACCGATGGATCGGCCTCGGCAACGATCAAGTACAAGGCCGGCGACACCGCGATCTGGGCCGCGATTGCGACGGGCACCGCAGGCACCCTGCACTGGGGTGAGGAAGGCTCCGTGTCGGGCAAGCCGCACCACTACGCCGCCGCGCTGGTAACGGGGCGCAGCCAGGCCGTCAACTACAACGACCTGATCGTGGTGGACGTGTCATGGCAACTGAGCGGAGCGGTCACAGACGGCACCTTCTGAGACGCCTGAAAGGAGGCGACGATGGCTGAGGAGACGATCAACGGGGTACGGGTGGTGTTCCGTGACAAGTTCAGCGCCCGCGAGGGCTGGGGCTTGCTGGCAGCCGTGCGGCGCATCGACCAGGCGCGCAGTAAGGCGCTGGCCGAGGCCGGTGGTTCTGCCGACTTCATGGCCACGCTGCTGAACGAGCTTGAGTACGAGGATGTGGTCAAGTTCGTGCGGGGCGCGGTCGCTGAGTGGGACTTCCCCGGCGACCTGTCGCGCGACGACTGCTGCGACGACCTG